AAAACTTTGTTCCTATGGCAACAGCGAAGCCGATACCGAGCGCGATATGAGTTTTGCCGGTCCCGCGGGCGGCATAGAGCATCGCCAGCCCCTTCTCCGGGATAATTGGCTCCATCACCATTCCACATGGCTTGATGGCGAGCTGTAAAAACTTTTTCAGATCCAGAGGACGAAGGCGACTTGGGTATGGAGACCAATCGGGCGCAAGATCGATTAATGCCTGCAGTTCTTCAGCAGTGCCGCCTGCCGCGATCCAATCGCTTATATCCCCCTTCTCAGGACAGAGTGGCCATACCGCCGCGATATCGAGTACCCTTACGCGATCAACTTTGGCATGAATTGCGCCAGCTACTTTTTCGGCGTGCGTTCGACCGGCCGTATCGTTGTGCGGCAACAAAACGACATTAGCCGAAGCGAAGAACTCGTTATATGAATCCTGCCACTTATTGGCTCCGCCGACTGCCGTGCTTGCGGCGAAGCCGCGCGCGCGGGCGTTATCGGCGTCTTTCTCACCTTCGCAAAGCAAGATGGTGCGCCGTTCCCGCACTGCTGAGATTAGTTCCGGCAAGCGATATGGCACACGGCGAACGCCATCTAAGTTCCAGATCCATGTACCGGCCGTTGTTCCGGCGCGCCGCTGCCTGAAATTCTTCGGCTCGTATCTGACCACCTCGAAAAGGAGTTCGCCGTTTTCGTCGCTGTATGGGTAAGTACCGACGGCGTTAAGGGTTCTGACGACAGCAGAGCCGAAACCCGAGATCGACTTAGAAGGCGACGGTGACCCGGATCGAGTCGGCCCCGATGGATAAATGCCCTCCGTTTTGAGCCAGGCGAGTGCCTCGCCTCGGTTTCGACCGGTCTTGTGTGTAATCAGATCAAGGACACCACCGCCACTCTGATTTTCGTGGTCAAACCATTTGCCACTTTGATAGTTCACGGCCATAGAACCGCGACTGCCGAAGCGCATATCACGTGGCGGATTCGACAAATTCGTATTCGGCTCGCCCAACAACTTGAGTGCGACCGGCTCCATCAAGGCCGCAAAATCAATCCGTTCAGCTAAGATCATTTGGGTCGTTTCCGTTGACGATAAAGAAGCGGGGTGGAAATTGGTCGCCACCGCTTGCACGAATAAAATGGCCGCGCTCTCGGCTTAAACGTGCGTACCGCTCGATCCGAGGCAGTGGAGACGCTCCACCGATAATTTCAGCGAGCAGGTGAGAAAGAGGGTATGGCCCTAGGGCATGAATTTGCTCGACGAGATACTGTAGACGCACGGCAGGAATTGGCGGATCAGCTACCTGACGAGGCGAGCCGACGCAGGGCTGTTCGGCATTTGTGCGGCGGGTCATTGGCGCCCTCCGTTGAGAGCACCACCGATAAGCATGCGAAGGGTCTCGCGCTCACTCTCCTCCGCCGCCTTCAATATCGCGTATTCGTGCTCGGGCAGGTGGTTCTCGATCGCACGCCTAACCAAGGAGCGTAGCCGATCCGGATCGATCGCATCCAGCTCGACCGAGACTTCGCCGAAATGTTTGGCGCGACTATCAGAAGCCTTTGTGGGGCGAGTTGGTAGGTTCCATGCTTCGATCTGCTCTGGTTCGACCGCCAAACGTTCGAATATGATTTCGGAGCCGGGCGCCATTTCCCTCAGCGTCTCCTCGATCTTCTCCCCGGCATTGACGCCGGAGGGATCGTAATCGCCGAGGTGGTAGATGTAAGCCGGCACATCGAGGCTGCTGATGTAGTCGGCCGCGGTGTGGAGGAATGAAAGGCTGGCGTAGCCGCGCGCCACCATCAGCGGTACGTCGTAAAGTGACGTGATTGGGTAGACGACACCGGATAGCGCGTCCTTCTCCAGCCACACCTCGACGTAGGAGTCGGCGGTCGCCCACAAGTTCTTGCGATAGAACTCCGCGGTCTCGCGCAGCGCATCTCCCACGCTATCGAACGAGGTAGGCTTGCGTTGCCAGCGGGTGCTATCTGCCAACCAAAAGTAGGGCAGCTCGCCCGACTTGCGCATCAGCACCAGGTCGGTCTGCACCTTGGTGTAGCCGGACTCGGTCTTCTCAACGACGCCATTGACCGTCGCCTGGTAGAAGACGCACGGTCATCGGCCGCATGTTGGCGACGATGTTGTATAACGCCAACCGCCGCTTCTCGACGGCGTTCTTGGTGGCTCGGACGCGCTTTATGGGGTTAGCAGGATAATTTGCCAGCGGTGGCGACTTCTGCGCCGCTGACGACATCATGTGAGACGGCATCGGCCGCCTCCCGATCGTGCGATGGGCACAGGTCGCCGAATGAAAACTGGAATGGATCGCCGCTGGCCGTCATTCTGCTGAACAACGACCCAATGGGCGCGGATCAGGCGAGTTCGAAACCCGCGGCCCGATAGATCGCGGGCCGTGCTGCGGCCGGGAACTTGAATATTCGCTATTGTTGACGTAGCTTCAAGTCTGAGCGCGGCGGCAACCAGCTCAGAACTCCGAGCCCCGTCCGCCAATCCCGCGGCGGGGTTCGCGCTTTTCTGTGCCGTCATGAATCATGCTGCAGACGGCTCGATCTGCGGAAGGCCGTCGAGCCAGGCTTCTAAGTCAGGGTCAGTGATGATTGTGCGGCGTCCGCACTTCCTGGCCGGCAACCGGCCTCGGCGAATTTCGTTGAAGATCATCGTGCGGCCGACACCGGCGACTTTCGCCGCCTCATCGGGGGACATACCCTTGCGAATCAGTTTTTCCATGTGCGCGTCCTTTGCCGTATCAGCCGCGACATGCGCGGCCGGCAGTAGACATCGCGCTTTTCAAACGCCCGATAAAACGCCCTTAATTAGCCCGATATTTTAATTTCGGGCGCGCCATTGGCGATACTCGGAAGCCAAACGGTTCGTAATGGTTTTTGGTCTTAATTGAGGGGCGTCAGGATGATGTTCTTTGAGCCACTCAGCCAGGGCCTCAGCCTCAGCCTTTATTGACAAGGCTGCAACGTTTCGGTCCCGGCGAGATCGGAATTCATGCTCTACAAGATGCATAGAAGTGGGCCGCCCCGGGCCGCCACTCTTGTACCGAGAGCGGTCCAATTCAAAAGGCCAAAATTTGAAAACGTGCTCTTTCCGAACCTGCAAGTGCGAATACAAATTTCGATCTCCGATCCATAACTCGTCTATGCTGCGCTCTCGTTCATCATCCCAACCGCGCCAACACTTGATGTAGGGCCTTTCCTCGAACATTAGGTTCAAATGAACCTCGTCCTGATAAGGATACTCGACTGTGATCGACGCAAAGTGAGCACCGTTTATTTGTGCAGGTAAGCGGCCATTCTGACGGCCTATTATCTCGATCTCGCCAGACGTTACTGCGGGAAGTAGTTTTTCGAAGGCCGACTGCCAGACCGCTTTATCTCGATAGAAAAAGCTTACTCTGCCGCCGTTCGTAGCGATCCAGCACGCAGCGTCAGTTAAGTCCATGTAACCTGAGCCGTCAGGACGAATTTCAGGTTGTGTTAAATCCACCCGCTGAGCAATCGGATTGCTTCCCGGCGGAAAGTGTTGAAGCACGTCCAGTGACGAAGCTTCGACATTGGCGGTCAGCCAATCCCATGTCTGAGAGCGAACGACGTTAGGATCGGTGGGAGTCGAACGTTGATTAGGGTCTCTCGTGCGGGCAACAAGGCACACTTGGATGGAGCCGGTGACCAGAGCCTTATGTAGGAGGCCCCATGATTGGGCTACTTCGTCACGGCCGACATATTCCTCATCCACGCGATCAGGAGCAAAGTCTTGCGGGGCAGCCCGTTCGGTAAATTCTTGGTCTCTAGTCAGCACCCAAGCCAACACTTTCCAGATGGGCCACGGTTGCTTAATTAGATTCATAACGGCACTCCGCTTGCACAGAAATCGTTGCGCGGTAACCAGGTGTGCGTTCGGGCTTTTTCGGCTCGTCGGTGCTTCTCGCCTAGCTGCGCGGTCGCCCATGCACGCTGTCGAGCAAAGTAGAGAATTATCTTAGCGCACCGGCGCGAATGAATACAGATGAAGGCGGCCAGCGGCGGACACAAAAACCACTATTCACCACAGTGGTTCGACAGACGCCAACGCTCACAGATCTTGAAGTTCAAGTCGGGCGTTGTATGATTCCTGTATATTCGAGAGGCGCCGTCGCGATGAAGAACAAGTGCTGAATAATAATGCAGTGCTCGCAAGATATTTACATGCACGCACACGGCAACTTTGAAAAACAATCAAAGATGTCGGCGCATGCCTAGAGGGGGCGCAAGGGACGGCGCTGGCCGCAAGGCTGGAGTGCCGAACAAAGCCTCGCAGAAACGCCAAGCTGAGGCCGCCAGAACAGGCGAGCTGCCGTTGGCTTATATGCTGAGAGTTATGCGCGATGAATCCGCTCCGCAGAAGCGGCGGGACGAAATGGCAAAGGCGGCAGCCCTATACGTCCACCCACGTCTATCATCGGTAGAAACGAAAAATGTTACTCCCCCCGATCTGAGGAGCAGATTAACGCCCGACTCCGTGAATTGCTTGCCGGCAGAGATCAAGCGGGAAGTGCTCGACCTGCTGGAGGAGCGCCGAAACCTTGCCCTTCGTCGGAGCTTAATTGAATGGTGCCGTTGTGCCGGCTATGAGCCTGCCACACACCATTTGCTGCTGATCAAGAAGTTGGAAGGCGTTGCACGAGGGCAAATCCAGCGGCTAGCCGTGTTCATGCCGCCGGGTTCGGCGAAGTCAACCTACGGATCAATTCTGTTCGCGCCTTGGTTATTGGCCAATTCCCCGATGTCAGCCATCATTGCCGCGTCCCATACGACGGAATTGGCGGAAAAATGGGGGCGACGCGTTCGCAATCTCATTGCCGAACATGGCTCAGCGCTCGGCATTTCCCTGGCGCCTGACAGCCAGGCAGCGGGCCGTTGGGCACTCACCAGTGGTGGGGAATATTACGCCGCAGGCGTCGGCGTCGGCATTGCGGGGTTTCGTGCGGACCTCGCCATCATCGATGATCCAATTCGATCACGAGAGGATGCGGATTCCGAGGCCACCCGAGAGCGCGTTTGGGAGTGGTACAAATCGGACCTTTCGACCCGGCTAAAGCCTGGCGGTCGTATCATTCTGATTCAGACCCGTTGGCATGAAAGCGACTTAGCCGGTCGGCTTCTTGCCGAAATGGACCGCGGCGGTGATTGCTGGGATATCGTTTCATTACCTGCACAGGCCGAAGCGGGAGATCTTCTGGGCCGCAAAATAGGCGAATGGCTGTGGGACGACGAGTACGGATACGCCGACTTCCTGCGCGGTCAAAAGAAAAACCAAACTACACGAAATTGGTCGGCGCTATTCCAACAGTCACCAGTTCCGGACACGGGCGATTACTTCAAGGCCGATTGGATCAGAACTGTCGATAAACTCCCCGACCGCAACACGCTCTCGATCTATGGCGCGTCCGATTATGCCGTCACGGCTGACGGCGGCGATTACACGGTTCATGTCGTTGTCGGGATTGATCCGGAAGACCGGATTTACGTTCTAGACCTTTGGCGCAAGCAAGCATCGTCAGACGACTGGATCGAGGCGTTCTGCGATCTTGTCTTAAAGTGGAGGCCTATCGGCTGGGCGGAAGAGACGGGACAAATCAGGGTCGGCGTTGGTCCGTTCCTTGAGCGGCGGATCAGAGAGCGCAAAGCTTACATCGCTCGCCAGCAATTCCCCACCAGAGGCGACAAGGCGGTCAGAGCGCAATCAATTCGTGGCCGCGTGGCGATGGTGGGACTTTACGCCAGAGCAGACGCTGGGTGGTTGCCCGATCTACGATCAGAGCTGTTGCGGTTCCCCGCCGGCACACACGATGACGTAGTTGATGCGCTCGGACTAGTCGGCCAGCTTCTGGATTACGCACTGACGGGCGCGAAGCAGCCGAAACCAAAAGAGCACAGGCGGGACGGATATTCGGATGCTTTGGAATTCATGGACCGCAGGGAAGTTTCCATTTTGACAGATTCCTTCTTGACTCTGTAACTCGCCGCCCTGCCTTCGCTCCTGACGCTGGCCTTGGTGGCGACGGCATCGGCGGCAGCGGCTGTTAACCGCGCGCCCTGCGGCCCTGACTATCCGGCCAGCAATTTTTGACGGACGCCAGCGTCATGGCTGGCCACGGCTGTGCGAAGGGATCGGCCAGGAGACACCCGAGGCAGTTGGCCGGAAGTGGCTGTCTCTGGCGGCAGGCCGTGTCCTCCGCACGTCCCATGCTGTCCAGCGCGAATGCACGCGATCCATGCCGTGAGCCGCGCGGAAGTACCGGGCCGCGCTTTTGACACCTATCCCCTTGACTTGTCCCACGGTCAATGAGACACCTCGACGGTCGTCGAGGTTTCCCATAGGGACGCGGTCATGGCAAAGAACCTTACTGGCAACGCGGTCGCTTACATCCGGGTCTCCACTGGCAAGCAGGCCAAGAGCGGATTGGGTCTCGAAGCGCAGACCGAAGCGATCCGCGCCTTCGCCAAGACGGAGGGCTATAAGATCGCCGGCAGCTTCGAGGAGCACGAAAGCGGCAAGGGTGCCACGCTCTCGACCGGCGACCG